GTTAAGGCAGCCGGTGAAAGTGCGACTCAAGAAGAGGCCAATGACGCTTTTGAGGCTTTAAATGGTATGGTGGCCTCATGGAACAATGAGTCTTTAATGATTTATAACCTTGAGACTGTAACTCATACTTTAGTGTCTGGAACTGGTGATTATACTATTGGAGCTAGTGGGACTATTAACGTTACTCGACCGCAAAGGATTGAGTCAGCCTATATAGATGATAATAATAGCTCATGGCCTTTAGCGATGGTTAACAATGAACAGTATGGAAGAATCTGGCAAAAAACAACAGAATCAAGCTACCCATCTTATTTGTATTATGAATCTAGCTTTCCTTTAGGGACTATTAAGCTGTGGCCAGTGCCATCAAGTGCTAATACTTTAAATTTAAATGTTTATAATCAAATAGATGTCTTTGCTAGTACAGCAACAACTATTTCATTGCCTCCTGGGTATGAAAGGATGATAGATTATAATTTAGCTGTAGAGATAGCCCCGGAGTATGGGGTAGAACCTTCTCCGACTATACAGAATATAGCTATTGATTCAAAATCAAGGATTAAGATTCTTAATTCAAAGAATATACCAGTGCTTAGGAGCCCAATGAGATTTCTTGGAAGTGGTGGCGGTGGTGATGTAAACATTAGGTCGTATTTTAACGCATAGAGGATATTATGGCAGGTTTTTGGGATTTTATAGGTGATGTTGGTGATGCTGGGCTTGGTTTTGCAACTGGCGGTTTAGCTGGTAATGAGAGTTTTGGGTTTTTAGATAATATAGCTGAAGGTGCTGAAGATTATCTAATGGGGCCTACTAGGGCGGCGAGAGCGCAAGGAAAGGCAGCAGAAAAAGGGATGGCTGCTCAAGAGCGAATGTTTCAGCAATCGATGGCAACACAAAAGCCATGGCTAGAGGAAGGCGAAAGGCATTTAAGAAGCTTATCGCAAGAAGTTGCTGGCGGTGGTTTTGATGTTGACCCTGGACAATTTCAGTTTGATTATCAGAAGTCCCCCAGTTATGACTTTATGATGGAAGAGGGCCTTAGGGGAGTAGATAGAGGGGCAGCGGCAAGGGGCAATTTGCAATCTGGTGGCACTGATATTGATTTAATGAGATACGCCCAAGGATTTGCGGCTCAGGATTACGGCAATCAATTTGATAGAGCTTATGGACAGTATGCAGATGATTATAACCGTAATTTAACTAGACAGGGCAATAGATACAACAGACGTGCTGGAATGGCTGGTGTAGGTCAAACGGCTGCTGGAAATGTTTCAGGTATGCAAATGCAACAAGGGCAGAATCAAGCTAGTGGATTAATGAATATTGGAAACGCTCAAGCAAATAGGGCTATGGCGATGCAGAATACAATGAATCCTTTAATAAATATGGGTACCCAAATTGGGGGCGCATTGATGGGGGGGATGTAATGGCACAATTAGATTTTAGCTTAGGACAGGCTCGAACGCCTTTAAATGTACAGCCAGGTATAAGCAATTACTTTGGGGCTCAGGCTAATAAACGGGCAAATATTGCTTCAGAAGCTACACAAAAGGCTAATGTTAAAAGGCAAACCATTGCCGATATGGTAGCTAAAAACACTAACGAAATGGGCAAATTAAACCGTGAAGCCTTGTCGGGCGATATGATGAAACAAGGCTGGCTTGGTGATGTCACGAAAATGAATACTGATTTCGCTAAACAAGACCAGGCTATATTTAGGGCTAATGTCGAAAAGGAAAAGCGACAAGGTGAGATAATGGGCCGGATTTCAGAGGGCTTTAAGTTTGCACCTAAGGATTTTGAGTCACAAGATAGAGCTATGCAGAGCGTGCTTTATAGTATGCAAAATGCAGGAATTGAAATACCCCCTCAGTTAATGGAGGGTCAAGTAGGGCCTGAACAGCTTCAGGTAATGGAGCGTATATTTAATAAGTTTGGTACTAAAGATGCGAAAAACAGGGCTTTAGGAAAAGGTAAGGTAGCTAAGGGTAAATCAAGCCGTTTTGAAAGTGGTGGACTGCAGTGGTCTTTCGACCCTAATACAAACAAAGCAATCCCTATAATAGACCCTGCCACCGGTGAGCAAATGAAGTCTAGGAAGAGACTAGACCCATTAGAAGAAACCAGGGGTAAAGAAACAATTAAAGAAGAGTTTGCCAAAAGGAAGGAACTAAGAGCTAAGGAGCGTAAACTAAAAGAATGGGCTCGAAAAAAAGCCCTTGGCGGTTCTCACAAGTCAACTCAATATACAGCGGCAAATTACGGGATTAGGATGAATACCGCCCGTGAAGATATGGGCAAACTTTATGAAAAAGGGTATAGACGGGAAGCGTCAACACAAAGAATCTTTTCTTTTCTACCGGATGAATTATCCCCTAGTGAGAGAAAACAACAAGACCAAGCAGAAAGAAACTTTGTAAACGCTAATTTACGGCGTGAATCTGGGGCGGCAATCGCTCCAAGTGAATTTACTAGCGCTGAAAATCAATATTTCCCTAGACCTGGGGACACGCCAGAAGTTTTAGAACAAAAGAGAGTTAATAGACTTTCTGCTATTGGAGCGATGAAAGCAGAAGCCGGTGGCGCATGGGAAGAAGTTGTAAGAGAGACCCAAGGATTAGCCCCACAAAAGAAAGTGGGTAAATGGAAAAAGGTAAACTAATGAGCGATGGTTTTGATGAATATGAGTTTGAAGGTAATACGGTCAAAGTTCCCAAAGGAACCGAGGTAAATGAGGAGCTTTTAGACTCTTTAAGCCAGGAACAAGGCGTAATTCAAAAGCGTGAGGCTCAAGACTTAAAAGTTAATGAAGCTCAAGACGCTACGGCCCTAATGTTTCCTAATGCTAGTAAAGCTTTGGCAGAGGGGAAAAACTATTGGTCTCAGGCCGTTGGTGGAATGAAAGATGTTTTTACACCTTTTAGACATGTTGCGGCCGCTGGACGCTCTGGGTTACTTGGCGATTGGGGTTTACCAGAAGATGCTCAAGGTCAACCAATTGAAATGAGTTACAGTGAAGCATTAGCACAGATTAATAGAGGCGAAAGCCCACAGGGTGACAAAAGCATGATAAGCGGCGGTATTTATGGGGACGCTACGGTTTTACCACTAATGGCAACTGGGGCCGGTGCTGCTGGATGGATTTTTAAGGGTGGTAAATGGCTGAACAGATTAGGACGGGCTGCAGCTGTTGGAGCTGGTGAAGGTGCTCTGTCTGGTGCAGTACATCAAGTGGAAGATGTGGTTTTAGAAGACCAGGAGTTTTCACCTGCTGAATTCTTTACAGAAACAGCAATAAGTGCAATGGCACCCGCGGCGCTAGGGTTTGCTGGCGCAATGTTTAAGAAGTTTGGAGCCAAAGCCTTTAACGCGACCTTTAAAAAGAAGCTTGCCAATGCAGGCCACGAGGAATTAGTAAATCTCGCAAAACAATATGATGTCCCTATTAGTGCTGGAGACATAACCGGAAAAGGTAAGAAGTTAGAGGTTCTAGCTGAAAACGTTCCAGTAACAGGATTAAAGAAGTTTAGGGAAGAGGGCATAGAGAAATATAAAGACGCTGCCTTAAAGGTTGAGGAAAGAGCTAAAACCGCCATGATTGAAACGGGTGAGGATATGGGTGACGATTGGAACCGTATTATTCAGGAATCAGGCAAAAAGAGAAGTAAAGAAGTTAGAGAGTCAGCCGGAAAACTTTATGATAAAGTAGAAAGCTTGGCTGGTGATGCCAAAATCAAGCCTAATTCAGCAATTGAAAAGGCTGCTAAAATAGAGAAGGAATTGCAAGCCTCTATAGTTGATGAGGGTGAAGCTTCTTTTTTCAATAAGATTAAAAAGAACTTATCTAGCAAAGAGCAAACTTTTGAACAGTTAAGAAAGGCCAGAAGTGATTTAGGTGCTGCTGCCGAAAAAGCCGGAATGAGTGACCCTAATAAGGCCCGATTAATCAAAAGCTTAAAAGAATCTGTTGAAATGGACATGGACGAACTAGCCACTAAAGCCGGTAAACCTGAATTAAAAAAGGCTTATAAAGAGGCTACAGACTATTATAAAAAAGAAGTAATCCCTTATAAAGATAAAGCCTTGGTTAAGGCCCTAAAGACCGCTAACCCTGACGAGATTTACAGTAAATTTATATCGCGTGGAAAAGGTGATAGAGCTAAAAACTTTTATAACCTTTTGGATGATAAAGGTAAAAGTGCAGTTAGGTATGGAATGATTGAAAATGCCATGAATGATGCTATTAATGAGACTAAAGGAACTTTTAGCCCTGCACGGTTTGCCCAATACTTTGACAAGATGCAAAAGCCATATGATAAAATATTTACTGGTAAAGCTAAATGGGAAATGGATGGCTTTAAAAAACTAATGAGAGCTGGTGAACGGTTTGGACAGTTTGCAGAAAATCCCCCAACAGGAGCTAGATTGATACCGGCGGCCGTTGCTAGTGGAGCAGTAGGGGCTCTTTTTAGTCCTGCGCTTTTAAAGGTTATGCTTGCAGGTGGTACTTTATCCGCTGGGCTTAAGGCCATGACCACTACAGCAAGTGGTAAAAAATTCTTATTAGCTGCTAGTGAGTTAGACCCTAATAGCAAAGGAATGGAAAAACTGTTACTAGAGACTAGTAAATTCTTAGAAAAGGAATTAAGGAAAGTAACCGCCCAAACAGGCAGAACAGTGGTAAGTAATGAGAATTAGACTCCCATTGGTAGGCGGTGAATATAATCACCCTGTAACCCCTTTTGACGCTCAACAAACTATCAACATGTTCCCTGAGAACGGCGGTTCAAATAGTATTGCCGCTAAAATTCTTAGAAGATTTCCAGGCTTAAAGCTTTTTAAGACTTTAACAAATGGCCTTGGGCCGGTTAGAGCTGGTGGGATGTACGAAACAAGTTCCCAAAGGCTATTTGTAATCCGATATAATAAGATTTTAGAATTAGATTCATCTGCAACTGAGACTTTAATAGGGACTTTAGGAACTAGTTTTGGGCCTGTCTCTATGATTGATAACGGGGTGGAACTCGTAATTGCTGACGGTCAACTTTTAACACTAGTTAATTTGTCAACCAATGTTGTCACCACTGTAACGGATTCAGACGCACCATCTACAAGTCCTATGGTTGATTTTGTTGATGGTTATGTTTTTGGGTTTGACCCTGATTCAGCGGTTTTAGGGAATTTTCAACACTCAATTTTAAGAGATGCCTCTAGTTGGTTGTCAACTGATACTTATAACGCTGAAAGCTCACCCGATAAAATGGTGGCTTTAATTGCTAATAGTGGTAAAATCTGGGTTTGGGGCACTAAATCCTTAGAGGTTTGGTATAACACAGGGGCCGCGACTGGTACATGGAATCGATTACCGGGAACTCCAAAAGATATTGGATGCGGTGCTCCTCATTCAGTGGCTAAAATGTCGGGAAGAGTGTTTTGGGTAGGTGCCTCAAAAGAAGGCCGGTCTATTGTTTATATGAGTGGTGATGGTTATCAAGCTGTTGAGATTAGTACCAAGCCTATTGAAAGCTGGTTAAGTTCTGTTACTGACGTTTCCGATGCTGTAGGCTTTACAATGCAAGTTCAAGGGCATTTTCTTTATATGCTCACTTTGCAGAGTGGTGATAGAACTTACTGTTTTGATTTAACAACCGGCGAATGGTTTAGGGTTGCACATAGGGATACTGTGACAGCTGAGCAAGGGCGCTCAAGGATAACAGCAGCAGCCTTTTTTGATAATAAAATTATGGTTGGTGATTATCGTGAAGGTTTGGTCTATGAATTAGATGTGGATACGTTCACAGATAATGGAGACCCACAGCTGTGTGAAAGATACTTTCCATATTTTCAGGATAAAAAGCAACGCATTTTCTGGGATAGCTTGCAAATTGATATTGAAACCGGCGTAGGCTTAACCACCGGAGACGCCTCTAATGTTGACCCAGAAGTACAATTGAGATGGTCAGATGATGGCGGTCGGGTGTTTGGTAATTGGCATGAAATGGGATTTGGAAAGCTTGGTGAATATAATACAAGAGTTAAAATCAATAGGCTAGGGGTTAGTAGGGATAGGGTTTACCATATAAGATGCGCCACTGCTACACCTTTTAGCATTATTGATGACGCAATAGCGGAGGTACGAAGTGGCCAGTCTTGAACCACCATTAGACGTAAAACTATTGATTAATGGGGAAATTGCGCCCGAATGGTGGGAATGGTTCTCTGAAGTTGCGCGACCCGGTGGAAGTGTTGGTAGTTTTAAACCTGCTAATGTGTTAGGTACAACTAACGAAATAGATAGGAGTGACGACGGCACAGATGTAACATTGTCACTTTCAGAAACTATGGTTATTCCGGGCACTGCAGAATTAGGCGGAAAGGATTTAGAAAAATGGATAGCAACTAGATAATGGCAACTTCTTTAATTACTGCTCAAGCAGTGGCGACAACTTCAGCGGTGTCTATTTATTCCCCTGCTGCAAGTACTGAAACAGAGATTCAACAATTTACAATATGTAACATTACCGCTGGTGCCGTGACAATATCTATATTTAAAGACAATGACGGGACAACGTACGATGCAACCACGGCTCTATTATATGAGGTTTCAATTCCTGCAAAATCGGTTGTAATAATGGACGAACAGCGGTCAAATATG